GCCACAGAAGCGCGCGCCCGGGTTGCCCCCCTTTTCAGGTCGCCCCCCCTGCGGGAGCCCCGTCGCCGTCGGCGGCGTCGCCCTCATCCCCCCCATCAAGGACCAACTGATGCAGATCTCCCGGCGAAGGATCGACTCGCTGACGCCCGACCCGCAGAACGCGCGCACCCATGACGCGGAGAACCTCGCCGCCATCACCGGAAGCCTCAAGGCGTTCGGGCAGCAGAAGCCCATCGTGGTCGACCTGCGCGGCGTGGTGCTCGCCGGAAACGGCACGCTCGCGGCGGCTCGCTCGTTGGGGTGGACGGAGGTTGATGTCGTGGAGACCGACCTGTCCGGCGCGGCGGCGGTGGCCTACGCCATCGCGGACAACCGCACCGGGGAACTCTCCCAGTGGGACTACCAGGCGCTGGCGCTCACCCTCGAGCAACTGCCCGCCGGGATGGCGCTGATGACGGGGTTCGGCTCCGGCTCGGTGGAAAGCATTACCACCTTGGCGCAGAAGATCGAGAAGGAGAACGCGTCCAAGAAGCCCAAGGTCCCATGCTGCCCGCAATGCGGCGCGGAGGTGAAGGATGAAGCCTGAGTGGATCGACCCGCACGAGTTGCGGTTCAGCGAGACCAACGCCCGCAACCACGGGGAGCGGAGCGTCCGCGCCGTGATGAAGAGCCTCGAGGAGTTCGGGCAGCAGAAGCCCATCGTGGTGTCGGCGGAGAACGAGGTGATCGCAGGGCATGGCACCCTCGCGGCAGCCATGCGCCTGAAGCTCCCCAAGGTCTGGATCGTGCGCAGCGCGCTCGATCAAGACTCCGCCCAGGCTTACGCCATCGCGGACAACCGGACTGCCGACCTCGCCAAGTGGGACGAGAACATCCTCCGCACCTCGCTCGCAGAGATCGCCGCCGAGGGCGACGACCTGCTCGCCGCGTCCGGCTTCTCAAAGAAGGAAGCCGAGGCGTTCCTCGCTGCCGCAGCCGGCGCACCCATCGCCAAGCTCGGAGAGGAATACACCGAGGCATGCGCCGACGACGTTGAGTGGAGACACTGCAAGGAGTGCGGACACCGATGGCCGAAATAGCCCCGTTCACCGTCGTCACCACGTTCGCCGGATGCGGCGGCTCGTCGCTCGGCTACAAGCAGGCCGGCGGGCGTGTCCTCCTCGCGGTCGAATGGGACAACGGAGCCGCCGACATCTATCGCCGGAACCACGCCACGACCGACCTGTTCCACGGGGATATCGCCAGCATCTCGGTTGATGAGGTGCTCCGGCGCACGGGCCTCAAGCCAGGAGAACTCGACATCTTCGACGGCTCGCCGCCATGCCAGGGGTTCAGCACATCAGGGAATCGCAAGATGGAAGACTCCAGGAATCAACTGTTCCGCGAATACGTGCGGCTGCTTCGGGGCCTGCGCCCCAAGGCATTCGTGATGGAGAACGTCAGCGGGATGGTGATGGGCCGGATGCGCCTCATCTTCGCCGAGATCCTGAAGGAACTCAAGGACAGCGGCTACCGGGTGTCGGCTCGCAAGTTGAACGCCGCCAACTACGGGGTGCCCCAGGCTCGCCAGCGGATGATATTCATCGGCGTCCGCGAGGACCTCGGCATCGATCCATCGCATCCGGCGCCGACGCATGCACCAATCTCCGCAAGCGCCGCGCTGCGAGGCCTCCGCCTGGACGAGAAGGAAGTCGCGCATCTCCTCGAGATCGGCAAGCAGAAGGGCATCTACCAGCAGTGGGAGTTCATGAAGCCGGGGCAGAACCTCACCCGCATCGGGCTGAAGAACGGCTTCAACACCATCCGCCTCGATCCAATGAAGCCGGCGCCCACCATCACCAAGAGCGCCGCCTATCTTGGATTCGGAGGTCTGCTTCACTGGTCGGAGCGTCGAGCGTTCACGGTCGCGGAACTGAAGCGCCTGTCGGGGTTCCCTGACGAGTTCGACTTCGGAGACGAATACAAGAACGCAGTCGAGCGGCTCGGGAACACAGTCCCGCCACCGCTGATGAAGGCAGTCGCCTCGCACATCCGAGCCACGGTATTGGAGCAACTATGAGTGGACCTCCCCCCAAGCCAACCGCCATGCTCAAGCTCTCCGGGAGTTGGAGGGCGCGCGGCCGCAAGAACGAGCCGACTCCCGCCACGCGCACGCCGACCATGCCGACGTGGCTGGACGACGAGGGCAAGAAGGCGTGGAAGCAGCTCGTCCCTATCCTCGAGCGGATGCGCGTCATCACCGAGGCGGACGGCTTCGCGCTCGCGGTCCTCTGCGAAGCGTGGTCGCGCTACCGTCGGGCAACCGACATGCTCAACCAGTACGGCGACGTCTACCCGGTCAAGAACGCCGACGGCTCGCTGAAGATGCTCCGGCGCTCGCCGTACTCCGCCATGCAGATGGAGCTCGCACTCAACGTCCGGCGCATGCTCGCCGAGTTCGGGCTGACGCCCGCCGCACGCGGTCGATTGATCGCCCTTCCCGAGGTCAAGACCGATGGCAAAGCGTCGTACTTCGCGCGCCCAACCAAGGCAGGATGAGTGGTCGGCAGAGGCCTTCAACAGCATCCCCGGCTATGACGCCATCGCCACCGCTGGAGACAGCACCTGGAATCCAGACGCCGCGCGTCACGTCATCGGATTCATCGAGGGAGTCTGCACCTACGCCAAGGGCACCTGGGCAGGGCAGCCGTTCAAGTTGCTCCCGTGGCAGCGGTCGCTCATCGGAAACCTGTACGGGTGGATGCGCGCCGACGGGACGCGTCGCTACCGCGAGTGCGCCATCTGGATTCCCCGCAAGAACGGCAAGACGGAGTTGCTGGCGCCGCTCGGCCTGTATCACCTCCTCGCTGATGGGGAGCCAACCCCCGAAGTGGTGTCCTTCGCCGCCGATCGCAAGCAGGCGAAACTGGTGTTCGAGCGTGCGCGCACCATGATCCGCGCCGAGCCGGAACTCGAGGCCCGCGTCGAGGTCTATCAGAACCGCATCGTCGCTCCATCGCTCGGCGGCGTGTGGGCAGCCATGTCCAGCGACGCGCCAACGGCGCACGGCCTGCACGTCTCTTTCGCCATCGGCGACGAGATCCACGCGATGGGCAACCGCCGCGAACTATGGGAGGCCATCTCGAGCTCGATGGGCGCGCGCATGCAGCCGCTCATCGTGTCGATCACGACCGCCGGAACGCTCCGCGAGTCGCTCGAATGGGATCAGTACGACTACGCATGCAAGGTCCGGGACCGCATCATCGACAACCCCGCCTACCTGCCCGTGATCTACGAGGCCACGGAAGCAGTTGATTGGCGGACCCCGGAGGCTTGGCGGCTCGCCAACCCATCGCTCGGCGTCTCGCTGCAGGAGCAATGGATCGCGGAGGAATGCCGTCGGGCGCAAGAGCAGCCCTCGTACGAGACGCCGTTCCGCACGCTCCACCTCAACCAACACGTGACCGCCGACATCCGGTGGGTGCGGATGGCTGATTGGGACGATTGCCAGGACCCGGTGGAGGATGAGCGTCTGGCGGGTCTGCCGTGCTATCTCGGCATCGACCTCGGCGAGGTGAGCGACCTCACCAGCCTCACCGCGGTATGGATGGATGGCGATGAATATCACGTCCGGAGTTGGTCGTACGCCCCGGAGGAGGGCGCTGAGCGGCGGCAGAAGCGGGACCGGGTGCCCTACTTGGATTGGGCTCGGCAGGGGTGGCTGAAGCTGACTCCAGGCGATGCCACCGACTACGAGTTCCTGCGCGCCGAGGTCAAGCGCCTGGTCGAGAAGAACAAGGTGGTCTCGGTCGGATACGACCCCAACAACGCGGGAGGCTTGGCGCAGCAGCTCGAGAATGACGGGCTGAAGCTCCGGCGCGTGCCGCAGTCGTTCCTCCACATGTCGGGACCAACCCGTCGATGGGAAGCCGCTGTCGTCGGCAAGAAGCTCCACCATGACGGCAACCCCGTGATGACTTGGGCCATGAGCAACACCGTCGTAGAACTCGACTACAACAACAACCCGCGCCCGAGCAAGCGGCGCTCGGTGGAGAAGATCGACCCGGTGGTTGCGGGGATCATCGCCCTTGCGGTAGCGTTGGACGGGAGCCCCTTGCTACGCTCCCCCTACGAGGACCGCGGAATCCAATGGCTATAGACGGCATCCTGTCACGCATCTTCGGAGGACTCACGCGTCAGGCAGAACGCCCGGCGCCTGTTGACTTCCAGGACAACAGTCCCGTCGGCATGCCTGTCTCCTCGGGCATCCAGGGGTATATCTCAAGTTGGGCGGACACCGGGCGCTACATCACGCCCGAGAACGCGCGACAGAGCCCAAGCGTCTACGCCTGCACCATGCTCATCTCGCAGAGCATCGCGCGCATGGAGTGGAAGGTCTACAAGGTCGAGGGCGAGCAACTGCGCCCGACCCCGGACCACGCCCTGTATCACCTGCTGAACGTCGAGCCGAATCCGTTCATGGGCGCGCTGACTTGGCGTCAGTCCATGCTGATGGACTGTCTGCTCTACGGAAACGGCTACTCGTACATCGAGCGCGACGCAGCGGGCAGGCCCATTCGGCTCGAGAAGCTCAGGCCCGACCTGATGAACGTGCAGCGCGCGCCGGACAACTCGGTCGTCTACAGCTACGCCGCAGGCATCCCCGGCGCGCAGACCTTCAACGCCTACGACATCTTCCACCTCATCGGGCCGAGCGCGGACGGTCTGCTCGGAGAGCCGCCGATCTACATGGCGCGCCAGATGATTGGCGTCGAACTCGAGGCAGAGGCATTCGTCGGCTCGTTCTTCCAGAACGGCGCACGCCCGGCAGGCGTTCTCCAGGTGCAGGGCACGCTGTCGCCCGAGGCGTACACCCGCCTGCGCGATTCGTGGCAGGCAATGCAGGGCGGCTCGCGCAACGCAGGACGCGTCGCCATCCTGGAGTCCGGCTACGAGTTCAAGCAGGTCAGCGTGAACCCGGACGATGCGCAGCTCATCGAGCTTCGGCGCTACTGCCGCGAGCAGATCGCCGCGGCGTTCGGAGTGCCGCCCCACATGGTCGGCGACTCGAGCAAGCAGTCCTATTCGAGCGCGGAACAGGCCGACCTCGAGTTCACCAAGCACACCCTCGGAACGTGGGCAAGCCGCCTCGAGGAAGAGACCACGCGGAAGTTGCTGCGTCCGGGCGAGATGGTGCGCACGAGCATCTCCTTCGACGCACTCACTCGCGGAGACCTCGGCGGTCGCTTCGGCGCCTACGCCACCGCGCTGCAGCACGGATTCCTATCCATCAACGAGGTTCGCGCCCGCGAGGGCATGAGCCCGGTGGCCGGAGGCGAGAACCTCCGCGTGCCGCTCCAGCTCGGACCGCTGCCCACAACCCCCAAGGAATCGGAAGCGCCAAACGCGGCGGAGGCTCAGGCTTCCGGCGTCGGTCAACTTCAGGCCATGACCGCACTGGCGGCGGCCGTCGCCAAGGGCGAAATCCCGGCGGAGGCCGCTGGCGGCATCATCTCCGCCGCGTTCCCGTTGATCGGGGCCGACGAAATCGCCAAGATCATCAGCCCCCTCGCTGATGCCGCCAAGAAGCCCAAGGACGCGCCGCCCCCTCCGGGAGGCCCAGAACCCACCCCCAAGGCTCCGACGCCTCCTGAGCCAAATGCGCCCCCGCCGGCGCCAACGCCGGCAGACTCCTCGCCGGCGGCTCCCGCCTCCGCCGGCGAACTCAGCCGGCGGGACTGCGGAACCGGCTCCGGCGGGTTTCAGGCCGGCAACGAATGCGGCAAGGGCGGAAGCGGTGGAGGTGCTGATGCAGACCTCCCGGCAGCATCCGAACTCGAGAAGGTCGGCACCCTCGGCGGCTCGACCGGAGCAGTCCTCGCCAAGGACAAGGACGGCAACCAGTACGTCGTGAAGGGCGGCAACTCCCCGGAGCACATCCGCAGCGAAGCCGCTGCCAACGACATCTACGCCGCTGCGGGTGTTCCCGTCCCTCCGCACTCGCTCGACGAGAGCGATCCGGCATCGCCCAAGCAGGTCACCCGATTCGTCGAAGGCACGCCCATCGGCAACCTGACGGGCGCCAAGTTCGAAGCCGCGGCAAGCCAACTGCGCGAGCACTTCGCGGCGGACGCCCTCATGGCGAACTGGGATGTCATCGGGATGAACGGCGACAACGTGCTTGTGCCCAAGGACGGCAGCCCGCCGCAGCGCGTGGACAACGGCGGCTCGCTCACCTTCCGCGCGCAAGGCGGTCCCAAGGCTTTCGGTCCCAAGGTCGGCGAACTTGAAAGCATGCGCACGAGCGATCAAGGTCGCCGCATCTTCGGCAAGCTCAACAACAACCAGATTGCGGCGCAGATCCGCGACCTCGGTCGCCGTCGCGCGTCGATCATCCGCGCCGCTCCCAAAGAACTGCGGGAGACCATCTCCGCCAGGCTCGACTACATGGAGCGATGGGCCAAGGAGAACGGCGCGCGCTCCAAGGGCGACGCCACCACCATCCTCCTCGACTACACCGAGGAGGAGCGCGACTGCGGCACGGGCTCCGGCGGATTCCAGCCGGGGAACGATTGCGGCAAGGGTGGCGGCGCCGGAGGCGAAGAAGGAAACGATCCATCGCCAAGCGCAAGCAAGAAGCCAGGCGATTGGATGAACAAGAAGGGGGCGGAATACGGCGCTGCCGTCAAGACCGCAGGAGAAGCCAAGCTCCATGCCTGTCTCGTCGCAAAGCATCAGGCCGATGGCCTGTCCAAGAAGGAGGCCATCGCCGCCGCAAATCAGGAGCTGCTGAGCAGCAGCTCCGACTCGAAGGCAAAGGCCGGATTCGAGTTCGGCATCAACATGTCCTCTGATGAGAACCAGGCTCTCGCCAAGACGCTGAAGAACGACCCCGGCATCTACGCCAAGGAGAAGGCGGTCGCTGCTGGACTCATCAAGCCAGCGGCATCAGGCTCGCAGGCAAACGTGCCGCCGCTCCAGGCCGCTCCAACAGCTCCGCCGAAGCAGCAGGAACACGCCGCGCCGAAGCCCGTCGCACCGCCGAAAGACCCGTCGAAGGAACCGGCAAAGCAGGCTGAGAAGAACGCGGCGGGGCCGAGCGCAACGCCAGGCAAGCCGCCTGTCGGGATGCTGCCAACCAACAAGCCGGACGAGTGGCCCGACTCAACTCCCACTCCGGAAGTCACCGAGACGCAAGCAAAGGTCGTCAACAACACCCCCATCGCGCGCGAAGCGGTCGACAACTACTCGGGATCGGGATATGGCTCCATCAACAAGGCGCTCCGCAATGGCAAAGTCGAGGGATATCAGAGCGGAACCACCGCTCTCAGCCATTTGAGCATGCAGCAAGCCATGCAGGTCGCCGCGCTCGATTGCGTCACGCGTGTCGACATGCGAAGCCCTCCACCGTCGGTGGTCTATCGTGGCGTGGCATCAAACGAGTTCACCACGCAGATCGACAAGCTCGGAGTCGGACAGACCTTCACCGAATCAGGATTCGTCAGCACCTCCACGAGCTACGGCACGGCTTCCGCTTTCGGAAGTGGGACGAACGGAACAGTCATGAAGATTCGCACGCGACAAGGCGTGAGCATCAAGGCTTGGTCCAGTCACAAGTCGGAAAATGAGGTCCTGCTCCCGCGCGGCGCACGATTCAGAGTCATCAGCAAGGAATGGCGCTACACCCCGGGCAGCGGCGCGCGGTTGTACGTGGAAGTGGAACATCTGGAAACCAACTAATGGAAACGCCCGAAGACAACTTCCCCGAGATCATCCTCGAGAACGAGCCAGGCGCCGAAGAGAAGTTGCGCCTGTCGCTGCAGCAGGATCTGCCGCTGCGCGAGATGGCGCGCCTCATCGCCGCCGGGATTGATCCCAAGGAGGCCTACGACATCGGGATGAAGATGGCCCAAGGACAGAAGGAAGACAAGGCCGCCAATGGCTGAGGAAGGCTACAAGCCAACGGCAGGCATGATCGAAGAAGCCAAGCGCGGCCTCGCATGGCGGCGCGAGTTCAACCGTGGCGGCACCGAGGTCGGAGTCGCCCGGGCACGCGACATCTCCAACGGGAAGAACCTGCCCGAGGAAACCATTCGCCGCATGTCGTCGTATTTCGCGCGCCATGAGGTAGACAAGCAGGGAGAGGGTTGGAGCCCCGGGCAGCCGGGATTCCCGTCAGCCGGTCGCATCGCATGGGCGTTGTGGGGCGGAGACCCCGGCAAGTCATTCGTGGAAACGATTACCACCAGGCTCGACAAGAAGGAAGGCCGCGCCATGAACCTCGAGATCAGGACCAAGACCAACGCCGTCGAATGCCGTGAATGCGAAACCAAGGGCATCCTCCGCGGCTACGCCTCCACATTCGACGAGCCCTACGACATGGGCCGCTTCAATGAGGTCATCGCCGCGCAGGCGTTCAAGCGCACGCTCCAGGAGCAGCCCGACATCCTTGCCCTCGTCAATCACGACAGCAGCAAGCCCATCGCCCGGACGACCAACGGCTCGATGCGGTTGATCGAGGACGAGCGCGGGCTGGCGGTCGAAATCACCCCCATCGGA